AGCAGAGGAACTACTTAAGAAAGAGAAAGAAATCATCTGCAACGCCTTTAGTGATGCACAACACGGAGCAGTTGAGTCAAGATGGACTGCTGAAGAATACTTTGAAGAAACCTTTAACACCAAAGAGAGATGAAAGACCACAAGCCTAATAGAAAAGCACGAAGGGCTATGCAACGCATAGGCAACAAGATCGCTGAAAAGATATTCAAACAAAAAGCAATTAAAAAAGTAGAGAAAGATGCATAAGTATTTTGACATTGAGCTATTTGGCTACCAACACGTTGACGAGAATTGGTGGAATATAACTTTCTTGCGAATAGCAAGTGGTAGGTGGAGTTGGCATCTATTTATGATAGAGCAAAACTTAGATCAGTATTTTGTTCAGTTCTGCACATTCAATCGTACAAATGAACTCTGAGGCAGGATCTTCGTTGATGCTAATCAACAAGAACAACTACAAAGCTTTGCTTGACATCCTCATTCAGGTTCGGATGAGAAACCAGCTCACTAGGGACGAGGTGGAAATGCTCAAGAAGTTTGTAGATATATGGTAGATAACTAAATATATTTTTTTAACATTGATAAAAATTAACCAACTATGAAAAATACAATAGCAAAGGGAGACATCTATGTAGAATGCACTTTGACCTTCAAGGGCAAAGTAAATGCAACGCTTCATCAAGCACTTACAATGGACGAAGTAGTCCACGACGTGATTCATTGTGGAGACTATGAGTATGAAATTATTGACGGAGACTTTACCGTTGAGAATTATGAGGTTCACGATGAATATGACGTGTGATGGATGGTTTTGCTACAATGGCTCTACGGGAGCAGTTGCTCATTATTGGAGCAATGATACAAGACAACAAGGACAATCGTATTGCAATACTTCAGTTGGAGCAGCTTTATTCTGCGATCAGTTTTTGTATGACTTCCATCGAAAAGATTGAGACTCGAATACTTCAAGCGCAAATTGAGAACGGCCATATCAAGATTGATATACAACAACTTAAGCAAGAAAACAAGGATCTTCGTAAAAAAATAGAGGACTTGTTGGAGCGTGTTCAAATTTAGTTTATATTCCACCTATGAACCGCAAGTGGAATGAAACTTCTTGATAAGTTAGCCGAACGTGATGCAGATTGGCTGCGTATGGCGCAGTCTTTTGGGCTTGAGGAGGACTCGGCACGAGAGCTTGTGCAAGAAATGTACGTACATCTCTACAACAAAACCACTTACGACAAAATCAAATACGGAGACGATGACGTAAACACTTTCTTTGTTTACGTTACTTTGAGGAACTTGTACTATGACAAGCAAAGGAAGAAGGTTATCTTTTCAGAGCTGCCCTCGTCCATTGAGGACGAGCAAGATATTAGAAACAAGAAAACCTTAGAAAACCTTCTCAGCGATTTAGCTGAAACTATTGACAATATGCATTGGTATGATCAAAAGATCTTTGAGATATACTACGGAGATGGAGAAACCATACGAGAGCTAAGTGAAGGTAGTCGCATCAGCAGTAGTTCGATATTTAACACGATAAAAAATGTCAGAAAAAAAATCCAAAAAAAGCACCAAGCCAAGTACCAAGCGTACAAAGAAGGCAAGTAAAGGACTCGGTGATGACATCGAGAAGATCACCAAGGCAACTGGTATAAAGAAAGCAGTCGACTGGTTTAGCGAAGCAACCGGAATCGATTGCGGCTGCGATGCAAGACAAGAAAAACTGAACAAGCTGTTCCCACGCAAGACAACTATGCAATGCTTGGACGCTGGAGAATATGAAACACTAAAGCAATTCTTCGGCCAATTCGATGGCCGTAAGATTGATGAGAAATATGCTGAACCTTTAGCAAGGATTCACGCACGTGTCTTTACCCATAAGTATGCATTGCCTTGCACCTGTTCGCCAAAGGAATGGAAACGCTTTGTAGAGGATCTAAAAAGCGTTTACGATACCTATGAGGGAGCTTGATTTATTCAACATAATCAAGGCAACTCACGTTCAAGACCTTGAGAAAAGCGATGATCAGTATTCAAGGTTCGACTGCTACTCGCTCAAGTACAATATGGACATTGAATTGAAGTGCCGTAACAAGCACTACGATGAACTGCTTATCGAAAAGGATAAGTACGATGCGCTATTAAAGCGCAGCGAGAAGTTTGGTACTACTCCTATGTATATCAACAGCACACCTGAAGGAATATACGTATTTAACCTACACAAGATAGCCCAGCCGAAGTGGGAGGATAAAGGTGGGCTACCCACCACCTCCCATTTTAGCGATAGGAGAAAGATTGTTAAGACCGTGGGCTTTCTGCCCATATACTTAGCAAATAAAATCACAGAATAATTGTTGATATTTTTGTTTATATCCTTACTTTTTTTTATACTTGAGTTGTAATATAAAACCAACTATTATGACTAACAAAGTATCTAAAAAAGAATGCCTCGAGGCTATTGATTATTTGTGGGTGGCTGGAGCCACACTCGAGATGACCAGCGACAAGCAACACTACACGGAAATTCTTCTCAAGAAGGTTGCAAATGATTACAACATTAAATTAGATTAACTATGGGAGCTAACGAAACAAGACAGCACTTTATTTCCCGAATGGAGGATATTGAGCTAATGATGATTACACAAGATGAAGAAGGCCTTAACAGTTACGGTCTTTCTCTGACGTACAATCCAGATGATGACGAATGGAAATGGCTACTCTCTTGGGGAGGGCCGGAGGAGCAGATCCTAATGCGAGGTCGAGGTAAAAACGCTCGTTTCTTTTTTGTTTTTAAAGAATGGTTTACCTACGATGAGATTGAGGTTACTTCTCCTATGGAACAAGTAGCACTCAAAACCTTGTTTCAAGATTGGTTTAACTGCGAGGAGATGCACGATGTTTTACAGTAACAAGGAAATACTAATGCTCGATGGAATCTACCACGAGGTAGGCCATCTTGAGCAGTTAGCCAAAGATGATGAGCATTACTACGGTTACTTGGGGAAGGCTGCGCTTTCCTCAAGCTCTATCAAGATGCTACTACAATCTCCTAAAACCTACCACTACGTTACAACGTATGGTGGAAACAACAACTCAAAGGCTTTGTTGATTGGTAAGCTGTTTCATCTTGCGGTACTTGAACCGCACAAGATGGACGAGGTTGTTGTTGTTGATGTTCAGTCAAGAGCGACAAAGAAGTTCAAGGAAGTAGTCGAGGCTAACGAAGGTTTAGACGTTGTAACTTCAAAGGAAGAAAAGGACGTAAGGAGGCTGCAAGATGCTATGCTGAGGAACGAGAAGGTGCTATCCTATTTGAAGGATGCAGAGTTTGAAATCCCACGTGTTGATTTGCTGGACGGTATGCCGTTCCGAGCGAAGGCTGATATACTTCAAGGCAATCATATTATTGATCTTAAGACAACAAGCGATTTAAGTGCTTTTAAGTATTCAGCCTACAAGTATGGCTATGACGTTCAAGTATATATCTACTGCAACCTATTCGGAATACCACCGGAGAACTTCCACTTTGTCGCTATCGACAAAGGAAGCCTTGACATAGGAGTTTACCACGTTGGGGAGGAGTTCTATGAAAGCGGTATGAAGCGAACGCAAAAAGGTATAGATTTGTACCGTAAGTTCTTTCAAGAAGGAATTGACTTAGACAGCTACTATATAGAAGAAACTTTATGATACCTAAAAAAATACACCAAGTTTACTTTCCGTGGAATGGGCCGTTTGAGCGCATTCCTATTTTTGTTAAGAGCAGACAGCTATTTCAGGATATGCATCCGGATTGGGAGTACAAGCTTTGGGGCGAGGAAGATGCTCTTAAGCTGGTCGAGGATCACGCACCGCACTTGCTTCAGTTCTACAAGGATATGAGGTTCAACATACAGCGTGTGGACTTTATCAAGTTTCTTATTCTCAAGGTTCACGGTGGTTTCTACTGCGACTTGGACTCGCATTGCATTCAGTCTTTTGAACCACTGCGAAGCAAGAGGTTCATCCTACACACATTAAAGCACTTGATACCCAAGCACCACGAATATGTGCAGAATGACTTTATGGCATCCGAGCCGGACTTCAAGTTTTGGGACATAATCTTTACAGAGCTTCCGATTAACTATAAAGAAAAGCAACAGAACCCTATATACGATCAGTGGAAGGGCCGTTTTGTTTTACAAACCACCGGCCCGGCTTTCTTGTCAAGAGTCGTTAAAGCAGCTCTACCGAGCTACAAGCCACAAAATGTAGCGTGGACAAAATGGAAAAACGATAATTGGGAACGCTTCGATAGAAGCGAGTATTACTTTGAATCCTATCAAACAGCATCGTGGGCCAAAGATGTTAGCCCTAACTTGAAACCTAACAAATTATTTAAGAAAGATGAAAACTGAATTAGTTCCAATTAATGACGTAAACCTCTCACCAACTAACCCAAGGGTTATTAAGAACAAAAAGTTCGTAAAGCTGGTTAAAAGCATTAAGGAGTTCCCTGATATGCTAAAGGTAAGGCCTATCGTTGTTGACAATGATATGGTTGTACTTGGGGGAAATATGCGCTTGAGAGCCTGTATGGAAGCAGGGCTAAAAAAAGTACACATTATCAAGGCATCGGACTTTACCGAGGAACAAAAGCGAGAGTTTGTTATCAAAGACAACAGCAGCTTTGGTGAGTGGGATTGGGATCTATTGGCCAACGAGTGGGAGATCAACGATCTCAGCGAGTGGGGACTTGACATTCCAGCATCTTACTTTGACGAGGATGTTGAACCGGAGTTTGATATGCAGCAGCTCGACAAGGATCTTGATATATACATAAACAACAAGATTAAGCAAATTGTGATGTACTTGGACAGCGATCAGTATGAGTATGCTTTGAACAAGTTTGATGAGATAATGCAGGATCGTGGGTTGGAGAGCAACACGGATGTTATTTTAGCGTTACTTGAGGAGTATGAAACTAAAGCATAAATGGTTAGCCCTTGTTCCCAGCAAGGGCAGACCTGATGAATTTGCGAAAAGCTGCAAGCCTTTGCTTGAAACTCTGCCGATTGACTCGGCAGTTTTACTTGAGGCCAGCGACTACGATAAGTATGATTATCCGAACAAGATCCTACTCGACAAAGAGAACCAAGGCATCGGGTACGCTATACACTTTGCAAGATTGTGGGCAGAGGAGAACGGCTATGACGTAATCTTTAAGATAGACGATGACGTAACCAAGATAGGAACTATCCACGAAGATCTTGAAATTATTGATCGTTACCTACATAAGTACGATGACCTCGCAGGAGTAAGCTTTCCTTATTCTTTTGAGTTTTACGACATTAGTGAAAAGAAACTATTCAGCCACATTAACAAACGGTTCCAAACTTGCTATATAATAAAGACCAAGTTTTTTAAGACAACCACAAGGCTCAAGCAGATAGAGGACTTCTTCTATTATATGATGGCGATTAGGCAGAACGGTTGGGTTCTACGTTGTAGTAAGCACCCGATGCACACCGCACCGGTGGGCAGTAATTCGGGTGGTGCTCAAATGTTTGATCGTGCGCAGCTATATCTTGATGACATAAAGCTGTTTAAAGAGATTGATCCTACCATAGAAGTTATCCACAAACCCGACAAGAGCTGGAAGTACGAACCGAAGCTAACTGATGAAATGTATAAGTCTAAGCCTATATGAAAGAGCTGCACCTAAATCGTAAGGAGATTGATGTTGCAAAGTACAAGAAGCGCACCGCACTAAGATCCGATGTAAAAACCGTAATCAAAGAGGACGTTATTATCTATGTAGATAATCAACCTGTGGTATTGTATAAGAAGCTCGATGAAGATACCTCAGGCCTTCGTTGGGCCGTTAAAAATACAAACTATATAACCGGTAAGCGTTCAAGGGGATTGGTCTCTACAAGTGCTATATTCGGCTTTAGGCCGAGATTGGCTATGAGACAGGATTACTGCTCTGCTACCTCTATGGCTACCGATCAAAAGAAACAGCATCACGTTATATCCAGCTTCGCTAAGGAGCTGGTAAGATACTACAAACAATACTTCCCTGAACGCTATGAGTTCCACACCAAGCTGGTGGAAGAAAAGGTAATGCAAGATTGGACGATTGGCGGTAGTCCGTTCACCTCCGGAATTGTGAACAAGAACAATCAGCTCAAGTACCACTTTGATAGTGGTAACTTCAAAGGAGTGCTGTCTAATATGGTCGTTTTCAAAAAGGACGTAGCAGGAGGCTATCTAATAATACCCGAACTAGACATAGCATTAGAAGTAGCAGATAACACCCTGACCATCTTCAATGGGCAGGAAATACTACACGGAGTAAGCACCATAGAATACAACAACGATCACGCATATAGATATTCTGTTGTATATTACTCACTTGAGCAGATGTGGAAGTGCGAACCTATCAACGATGAGATAGCAAGAATACGCAAGGTGAAAACCGAGCGTGAAAAGAAACGCCTTGATCCGGAACATTTAGCTACCTTGCAGAAAAGACAGCAAGACCTAAATAGAGAAAGCGTTGAAGAGCTTCTGAAAAACAAAAAGAAGAATGACAAAATCTGACATAAATAAAAAGGCAATGATCTCCGCATTGGAGAAGTCGCTAGGAGTTGTTACAAGTGCTTGTAAGAACGTAGGAATCTCAAGAGAAACCCATTATAAGTGGTTGCGAGAGGACGAGTCCTACAAGGATGCTGTCGATGATCTTGAGAATGTTGCTTTGGACTTTGCAGAAAGTCAGCTCCATAAGCAGATTAGCGGAGGCAACCCTACCTCAACAATCTTCTATCTAAAGACTAAAGGTAAAAGGAGAGGTTATGTCGAGCGTCAAGAAATACAACACGATGGAGGCGATGGCCTCCGTATCGAGATTATAGATGGCCACACTTCAGACTAATGTTGTATTTAGGCATCTACAAAATAGCCAATCAAGAATAGTAGTAGAGCAGGGCGGTACTCGTTCCGGCAAAACCTACAACATTCTAATATGGATTATGACCTACTGTCTCCGACCGGAGAACACAGGGCAAGTCATTACGATCTGTCGTAAAACCTTTCCAGCAGTTCGGGCTTCCGTGATGAGGGATTTCTTTGAGATCCTTGAGAAAGCAGGAAGGTACAATCCCGACAATCACAACAAGAGTAGCAGCGAGTATCACCTCGGTAGTAATATGATTGAGTTCATATCGCTTGATCAACCGCAGAAGGTTCGTGGTCGTAAGCGTGATATGCTATTCATCAACGAAGCAAACGAGCTGTACTTTGAGGATTGGCAGCAACTCATTATGCGTACCACAGGTCGCATCATTATTGACTACAACCCATCAGACGAATATCACTGGATCTATGATAGGGTGATACCAAGAGACGATGCTGAATTCCACAAGACTACTTACCTTGATAATCCATTCTTATCAGGAAGCATTATCTCAGAGATCGAACGCCTCAAGCAAACGGACGAGAATTACTGGAACATCTATGGTCTTGGGGAGCGTGGTCAAAGTAAGTCTGTCATCTTCACCCATCAAGAAGTAGAGCAGATACCGGAGGGTGCATCGCTTGTTGCAGCAGGGATGGACTTCGGGTTTACCAACGATCCCACTACGTTGGTCGTTGCCTACCGCAAGGACATAGACTTATACTTCCAAGAGCTTGTGTATGAGACAGGCTTAACAAACCGTGATATACACATTAAGCTTCAGACGCTTGGCTTCGACAAGCGAACCGAGATCTTCGCTGACTCGGCAGAGCCGAAGTCAATCAAGGAGCTTCAGTTGTTTGGATGGAACATTAAACCAACAGCCAAGGGCAGGGACTCCGTAATGGCTGGTATTGATATGCTGAAGCGTTATCGATTGAATGTTACCAAGCAAAGCATTAACTTAATTAAGGAGCTACGCAACTACAAGTTTATAGAGGATCATAACGGCAAAGTGCTTAACAAGCCTGTCGATGCTTTCAACCACGCTATTGATGCAGCAAGATATGCTACATACAACCGCCTGAGTAGACCAAACTACGGAAGGTACGCAGTAAGATAAAAACGTTATTTAGATATGGAAATTGACATCAAGGTTCCGGAAGGGATGCAGGACATTACACTTGAGCAGTACCAACGCTTTGCATTATTGCAGAGCGATGATGAGTTGTTCTTGTCGCAGAAGTGCGTTGAGATCTTTTGCAATGTGCCTTTGATACTTGTAGATAAGATGGCTTATAACGACGTTAAGGCAGTCTCTACGAGGATATTTTCCTATTTGCAAACCAAGCCCCAGCTCATAATGAAAAAGAGCCTAGGAAAGCATATATTCGGTTTTGTACCAAACCTTGAGCAGATTAGTCTTGGAGAGTTTACGGACATAGACAGCAACATAACGGATTGGAAGAATATGCATCGAGTGATGGCGGTACTCTACCGCCCAATCGTAAACCAAGTAGGAGAATACTACGACATAGAGGAGTACGATGGAACAGACAAGTATGCCGAGCAAATGAAGCGGATGCCCCTTGATGTAGTGATGAGTGCGCTGGTTTTTTTTTATCGTTTAGGGATCGACTTGTCGATAGCTATGACTCGATATTTGGAGGTGGAGAGCAAGGAGATCTCACAGCAGAAGCAAACTTCGCAAGAAAATGGGGATGGTATGGAAGCTTTTACACCCTTGCTAAAGGGAGCGTTACACAATTTGAAAATGTTAGTAGACTCCCCATCCATAGTGCGCTTACATACTTAATGTATGAGAAAGAAAAGAACGATTTAGAAAGAAAAATACTTAAACTATGAGAGGGTATTACGACCTACTTGAAAAGCTTCGGGTGTCGCTGGAAGCGAACCCCAGCATCAACACCGTAACCGAGGGAGATCTGATTGACGTTGACTTGGCCAAGCAAACTATCTTTCCTTTGTCGCACATAATTGTGCAGAACGCTCAGTTCGAGCCGCAGACAATTACGTTCAACCTGAACATATTGTTTATGGACTTGGTTGATTTTAACAAGGATGATCCTAAAGCAGACATTCCGTTCCGTGGTAACGACAACGAACAGGATGTGCTCAATACTATGTTGGCCGCAGCCAACAAGCTATGGAGCGATCTATCAAGAGGGGACTTGTATGTAGACAAGTATCAGATCTCGGGTACTCCAACCTGTGAGCCGTTCGTTGAACGGTTCGATAACCAAGTTGCAGGTTGGGATATGGGTGTTTCTATAACCATAGCAAACAACGACACAAGCATCTGCTAATGGGAGAGTTTAAGCCGGAATATCTAAAGACGTCGTTCACACGCTTTGCAGAACAGGTAGTGGCCAAGGCCAAGGCCAACTTGCTTTCAAGCAAAAAAAGCACCTCTGGAGAGCTTCTAAAAAGCATTGACTACTCATTCAAGGAAAGCCAAAGCGGAGATTCTTTTTCTCTATCTTTTTTGATGGAGGAGTATGGCGAATTTATCGACAAAGGGGTTAGCGGTATAAAGAAAAAATACAACACACCATACAGCTATAAGGACAAGATGCCGCCACGTGGCCCACTCGACAAGTGGGCAGTACGAAAGGGCTTACGAAACATTCGTGATGCCAAGGGTAGGTTCGTTTCTCGCAAGAGCTTGGTGTACCTAATTCAAAGAAGTATATACCACAAAGGCATCAAACCTAGTTACTTCTTTACAAAGGCGTTCAAGCTTGAGTTCCGCAGACTTCCAAGTGATATCAGCAAAGCGTTCCAGCTTGACCTAAACAACTTTATGAAATTCACACTAAAAAACATATTTGAGTAATGCCTATTGTATCACCACAAAGCTTAGTAGGAGCAAGAAGCCCTATATACATTACGGCTAACTATTCTGCTCTTGCAACATCTATTACTGACATAACATTTCAGGTATATGTTTGGACAGGATCACGCAGTAGCCGTCCAGCAGATCCGGTATATACTTTGTTCCGTGATGTTTTTGCAGGAACTGACGTATCGTTCGACATAGCACCTATGGTGCGTGAGTCGCTGTCTAACAATTATAGTGGCTTTACGGCCACAGGGGTTTCTTATGTACCTGATGGTAGCGTGGCTTGGGTGCAGATAGACTACAATGTTAGCTACTACAATAAATCAGATCCTCCGACAATTTCTAACGATTCAGGAAGCACAGATATCTTTGAAGCATCTAATGGCTATCACATATTTATTGAGGCAGCCAACAAAGAGGTGAACAAAGGATATGCAAGTGTCAATGCAGTTAAGTATATCAAGGACTCCGGTAGCGAAGTATTGCCTATATATCTTGGTAAGTGGGGAGAGGGCTATGACATATATTGGGCATACAAAGATAGGGTGATTGCTGATGGCGGTACTGTTGAAGGCGGTAGTGCTTGTGCTAATATCGGGCTATACCAAGTAGAGTATTTAGGCGATAGTGGTTACAATGTAGACCTACCTATTACCGAAGCTGAGCTACAAAACTTACAAGCAGAAGGAAGGGTGATGTTACTGCCGTGTGGCGTTACTAATCTTACTGCTTGGTTGGATAGCGTTGAGGAGCCGTTGATTTATGTAAATTACTACGACCTTAACCTAAAGGACAAGGATGGTACGGTGTTAGATACTCGTAGGTTCTACCCTACTTGTGAGAGCAAGTATTCACCAAGCGTTATGCAGTTCGTAAACAAGAACGGAGTATGGGAGAGCATCACCTTTTTCAAGAAAAGCGAGTCTACAATCAACACCACTACCAACGAGTTTAGGAGAAGCCTAGGAAGCAGCAGCTCCGCAGGGTTCTCGTATGATACTACTGCACATAAGTATCAGCGCATTAACACGAATGGTAGAAAGCAGTTCACCCTAAACACAGGTTGGGTAGGTGAGGACTACGATGCTATTATGGAGCAGATGTTGATGAGTGAGCGTGTGATGTTGGACGGCTTACCGGTCAACGTAACTACCACCTCACTAACCTTGCAAAAGGTTGTCAACGAAAAGACTATAAACTATACCATTGAAGTAGAAGAAGCATTCGACACACGCTATGTATAGAGTAGACCTTTATATAAACGGCCAAAAGGCCGATCTTTTTCAGGACGAAAGCATCGAGATGAACCTTAGCGTACAGAATGTCAATGACATCTCAAAGGTCTTTGGTGATTACTCGCAAAGCTTTAGCATCCCTGCCTCGGTGGCCAACAACGCCATATTCAAGCACTATTACAACGTAGACATATCGGGCAGCTTCGATGCCCTTGTGCGTATAAATGCCTTTATAGAGATCAACAACAACCTTTACAAAAACGGTACATTAGAGCTTGAGACGGTGCAAATGCAGGGCGGCGAACCCTATGCCTATCAAGTAGGTTTTTATAGCAAGGTAACGTCCCTAAAGGACAGCTTCGGGGAGGATAAGCTCAACGATCTTGACCTATCAGCATACGATCATACATACAGCGATACGAACATAGAAACAGGTATCAACAGCTATGTAAGCGGCACAGGAAATTCGGTTATCTATCCGATGATAACGCCTGTTACTAGATGGTATTGGGACAGCCAAGGCTCTCACGGAGACGGCAATATCCACTTTCACAATGATCCTGATCACGGAGTATTCTACTATGACCTAAAACCTGCAATCAAATTGCAGAAGATTATAGATGCGATAGAGACTAAGTATGGTATAGTGTTTCAAAGCGACTTCTTTGAAAGTGTAGACTTCGGTAAGCTTTTTATGTGGTGTCATAGGAGAGCAGGGTATATGTTCAAGGATCAGCCTGTAGGCGCAACACCGGAGCTAATAGAATTAGTAGATGGAGGGGGCACGGATTGGAACAATACGCTGCACAGGTTCGATGTAACAGCTTCGTCAAACCCTGCATTAATATCGTACAGTTGTACGGCTACTGCCGCTACCAATTATAGAGTAGATGTATTTATTAATGGTACACGCTTTTCTTTTAAAGAGCATACAGGCAATGTTTCTAATGTCTTTGTTTTCTTGCCGACTCTTGCCGTAGGCGATTATGTAGATATGCGGTTAGCTCCATCGGGTGATGGGGGATCGGTAACGGTTGGGGTTTTTGCTAATTGGTATTCCGATGCAGCCGGAACAACTTTGTTGGCTGCTACTGCTATTCCGTTGGCGATGACCACTGCCGGTATAGTAACAATAGCCGATCAAATGCCAGAGCAAAAGGTTAGCGACTTCATAGGAAGCTTAATCAAGGCATTTAATTTAGTCGTTGTGCCTGTGGCCAACGGCAAGTATGATGTTGAGCCTTTGGATGTTTGGTTGTCCGAAGGGACAACAAGAGAGATTACAGAGTATGTGAACATAGATGAGGTAACGATTAAGAAACCACCTATGTACCGCAGGATCAATTTTAACTATAATGAGACAGGAGCTATACTAGGAGAGGAGTACCGGCTACAAAACGACATAGGATATGGAGACCTGAGAGCAGACTTCAACTTTGACGGTGATGAGTTTGAGATAGGGGTAGGCTTCGACAATATGTTGTTTGAGCGGTTGAGTGATGTCAACCCACAACCTTCTCAAAACTTAGGCCTCACGGATCTGAATGTTGGGCAATGTGTAACGAGAGAGCTAAAGCCTTATATAGGCAATCCTTTTATCTTCTATGCAGCAGGGAACTTGAGGGTATCTTCTGCTTACCATTGGTCGTACACTCCTATGGGTACAAGCCCTTCTGCTATTCAAAAGCAAGATATGTGGCTCATAGGAAATGTAAACAACCCTACTGCGGAAACGGTTACCAAGACCTTAAACTTTGGAACGGAGGTAGATCCTTACCTACTTCAGGCGTTCAGCACAGGGCTTTATAATACTTATTGGGAGGACTATATAGTAGATTTGTATGACGTGAGCAGAAGGATCTTTAGCTATAAGGCACAGCTTCCGCTGGGCATAATGCTTAATTTAAAGATCAACGACAAGCTAACCATATCAGAAAGAAACTACATAATCAATCAGCTAACATTAAACCTCACCACAGGTGAGGCTACATTGGAGTTACTAAACGAAGTGTAAAATATGAGCTACATACGTTACTTAGTGGAGATCCTTCCATACGTTGATCCGGAAACGGAAAACATTAGGATAGCAAAAGGCGAATACCAAGAGCCTAAAAACATTTTAGAACATTTCAAGAAAGAATGGCGCAGACGGAAACATATCAGTTAAACATAAAAACCAACGCATCGGAGGCTCTTGATGAGGTAAACTCAGCAGTTAAGGACTTAAAGAGTGGTGTTGACGACGCTGGTGATGCCGTTTCACAGCTTGGGGAAACATTAGGCGGAGCTGGAGATACTGGCGAGAAAGCTATGGGGGTATTAGACCAAGCCACAGGCGGTCTAGTATCAAGCGTAAAAGGTCTTGTTGGTGGCGTAAAGTCATTTGGGAAAACAGCGATTAGTGCTTTTAGGGCTTCGACTGCTGGAGCTAACGGCTTAAAAAAGGCATTGATATCAACAGGTATAGGCGCACTCGTTGTGGCTCTTGGTCTTATTGTAGCCTATTGGGATGACATTAAAGGTGCTATCAGCGGTGTAAGCTCTGACCAAAAGCAGCTATTAGCAGACACTCAAGCAGAAGCTGAGGCAAGAAAAGAAGCATTGAGTGCTACTGAGTCATCTGAAAACTCACTAAAACTTCAGGGAAAGTCTGAAAGAGAGATTAGAGATCTCAAGATACAGCAGACTAATGAGATTATTCTTGCTACTGAACAGGTTCTAGAGCAGCAGAAACTCCAAGCGAAAGCGCAGGAGGATGCAATGAGAAGAAACAGAGATATTGCTCAAGCAGTTATTCGTTTCTTGACAATGCCAATTACTCTACTTTTAGCAACAGTCGATGCTATGACTGCCGCTGTATCAAAGATACCGGGTATAAATATAGCCACTAACCTTGAGGAAGGATTTAGTGGTGGATTGGCTAATATGCTATTTGATCCGGAAGAAGTAGCTGAGGAAGGAGCTGCAACAATAGTAGAAACTGAAAAGCAGTTAGCAGCTCTCAAAAACAAGAGAGATGGCTATATCCTACAAAACCAAGATGAGGATGCACGAGCAGCGCAAGAGAAACTAGATGCTGAAAAAAAAGCTGCTGAAGAACTTGCGGCACTAAAAAAGGAAATTGCTGAAGCAGAAGTCAATACCAAGGAAGAAATCCGTGCCAAAGAGATATCTGACGAGGAAAAACACTATGACGATCTCATAGCACTAGCCAAGGCCAACGGCCTTGATACAACCGAGCTTGAAATTACCAAAGGACAGGTACTTGCAGAGATTAGAAACAAGCATCGTCAAGAAGATATTGATGCAGAGCAAAGGTATCAGGATGAGCTTGATAAAATCGCACAGCAAGAGGCAGATGAAAGGAGAGATAGAAACTCAGACAGGTTAATGATGGTTGCTGACACCTTTCAAGCTATGTTGGCCCTTTCGGAAGCGTTTGCTGGAGAGGATGAAGAAAAGCAACGCAGAGCGTTTGCGCTTCAAAAGGCATTATCATCGGCAAGTACTATTGTAAGCACCATTGAGGGTGCTCAGAACGCTTATTCTACGGCACAAAAGTCTCCGTTGACAGCCGTATTCCCTGCATACCCTTATGTACAGGCAGGATTGGCTACGGCTTTTGGTATTGCACAGCTCAAGCAAATTCAAAGCCAACAATTTGAAAGCTCAGATACACCAAAGACTTCATCTGCGCCTCGTGGTGGCGCACCAGCAGGAGGCGTTTCTCCGAGGTTTAATATTGTGGGGGGTAGCGGTGTCAACGCCATAGCACAAAGCCTCGCTAATACGCCTATAAAAGCTTATGTGGTGGGAAGTGAAGTAACATCGCAACAACAATTAGATAGAAACAGAGTAAAAGCAGCAACATTTTGAAAATAGTAGAACTAATACTTGACGAGGATCAGATGTTTAGTGGGGTACAAGCGATTTCAATCGTGGAGTACCCAGCTATCGAGTCTGACTTCGTTGCACTCAAAAAAGAGCAAGAGATTAAACTTGCAGAAGTAAAGGGTGAGAAGCGTGTCCTAATGGGGCCAGCCCTTATTCCTAACAAAACGATCTATCGTAGAAACGGAGAGGAAGAATACTACATCTACTTCTCACGTGATACGGTTCGAAAAGCAAGTGAGCTTTTCCTGTCGGAAGGAAATCAAAACAACAGCACCCTTGAGCATAGCTATGAGCTGAATGGGCTTAGTGTCGTTGAAAGCTGGATCGTAGAAAGCGATCAAGACAAAAGCAAGGCTTATGGCTTTGACGTTCCGTTGGGAACGTGGATGGTCTCAATGAAGGTTTACAACGATGACGTATGGAGTGAGTTTGTTAAGGAAGGAAAGGTCAAGGGCTTTTCTATCGAGGGCTACTTTGCAGACAAGGTCAATATGGCTACCCAGCAAAAGCAGGAAGCGGAAGCTATGGAGCTTCTTGATTGGCTAATGTCCCAAATGGAAGAATAAAAATGAAACAATCTATTTATATCTAGTTATTTAATTACTTATGGAAGCAAAGAAAACAATTAGCAAAATTGCTGAACTACTCGCAGTAGAGTTAGCAAAGAGAACCAAGAAGGTTGCATTAGCAACCGCTAAACTTGAGAATGGAACAGTCCTTGAGGCTGAAGTCTTTGAACCGGGTGAAGCTGTATTCATCGCAACAGCGGATGAAAATGTACCGCTACCGGTAGGAGAGTACGAGATGGAGGATTCTAAGATCTTAGTGGTAACCGAAGAAGGTGTTATCAGCGAGATTAAAGAAGTATCTGCTGAAGAAGAAGAAAAGAAAGAAGAAGAAGTAGAGATGGCTGAAGAAGAAGTTGTTGTTGAAGCTCCAGAAGAAGTTGCTCCTGAAATACAACAAATCGTTGAAACTGTTGTCGAGGTAATCGCTCCAGTGATTGAGGAAGTAAAAGAGCAAGTAGAAGAAATGCGTCGTAAGCTTGAAGAAAGCGAAAAGAAAGACGAAGAAAAAGTTGAGATGAGCCGTAAACCAGCTCGTAAGCCAATCAAGGCTAACCCTGAAGCAAAGACTGCTAAGAAGGATATGGTTAAGTTTGGTGCGAATGGTCGTCAGTCAACATTAGATCGTGTACTTGGTAAAATCGCACAACGATGAAAAGAGTAGAGAGTGTATGGGCTGCTTTGTCCAATCAGACTTCTTTATCCAAGAGCATAAAAGTAGACCTCTCTAACGCAGCTGAGATTCAAGGTCTTTATTCAAAAGTAGAAGGCTATATAGATTCCGCTGCTTCAATAAGAAGTGAGTTTGAGTCTTTGGTAAAAGATTATGATTCAATTCGAAGCAGAATAAATGATCTTGCAGAAGAAGCTCGTCAAGTTGAAAGAGATATGTTCGATACTGGATTGATGCTTGATGGAGCAGAAAAAGAAATGATCAAAAAGGCAGGAGATCTTGGGGTTAGCGAATCTATGGTAGTAGATATTTTAGCTGACCTAAACATTTACGTTGAAAGTCTTTTAAAAGAAAGTCAAGGATATTCAACTGACTTAAATAACATCGTAGGCCGATCAGGGTCTTTACCAGAATTTAGATAATAAAAAGAATTTAATCAAAAAAAAAGATGGCTACAACTACATCAATTACAACCACCTATGCTGGTGAATTTGCAGGGAAGTATATCTCTGCTGCATTGTTGAGCGCA